TCAGCCTTACATGCTATAAAACGATCAGCACACTCACATAAGTAAGATGAAGGGAAAAGGATTTGCTGTGTACTTCCGGTAGCTGCCATATCATTTCGAGGTAAAATACCTGGCGTATTCTTTATTTATGTATTCAGAATAAGTAGCAAGATCATCCGGATCCGGGCACTCGTTCTTCAAATTAACGATCCACCCTCTTACCAGCTTTTGAATATCAGCATACCTTTTACTTACACCTCCTACAAACCTGAACTTGCGATGAAGGTCTATGATTTTCTTGTCCAATACAGCAAGTTCATCGTATTTCTGAATACAAGCCGCATTAGAATCAGCTTTAGGTGTCGTATTCGACTGAGGCTTTATAGCCCGACTTTTATTAACAGAAGCAATGTTGCTTCTTCCACATCCGCATCCCATAACTTATTGATATTTAATTGATTATATTTTACAACCACAATTTTCGCAATTATTGATAACGTAAATCAATTTAGATGCTTTTTCGTATAATTGTTTTACATTTTCAAAATTCCCTAATCTCATATTAGCTTCAGCCGCAGCCAGCAAAAATTCTATTTCTTTTATTTTATTAATAATGTCATCATCCTCATGATCACATAACACAGTTGACCTGGCCCATACTTTATCTATGTTAAGACGGATCAGATCCGTTTTTAAATACTTTCTGTTAAATAAATAAGAGGAAGGACTGCCTTTTATGGTAATATCGTATATACCATCTTTTAGGTTTTCAAAATCATTTCCGCGACCTGGATTTATGCCAAGGGTCTTACTATTGAATACATTCAACTGATTCTTACCAAGATAACAAACATACTTATTCTCATCTTCAGGTGGTACGATCTCTATAATAGCCGGCCTGTCTGCCAATATCCCCCATTCAGACTGATCAGCTATGCGAAGCGTTTTAGGATTGTTTGTGCTTATAACCTCAAAATCAAGATGGATGTTATTCATACTCTCCTCCCATCCCATTCTGGTAAGGGAATCATCGTATCTGGCTGTTATATCAGCTTCCTCTACTTCAGTACTATTAACACGTACCTCAGTACCATTTATCTTGACTCCTACTATTTGGGCTACCAACGACTTAGCCATACCAAACATAGGAACTATGATTTCTCCGTTGTAATCAGTTCCTTCATTTGGATACTTCACGACCTCCGTCTTATACAGACCATCATTTCTTCTGGCTACTATTCTAATAACCATCTGATTTTCTACATCGTAGTCGGTCATTACTATCCTGACATAGAAAATGTTATTTCTTATCTGTGGTAAAATATCAATATAATTCATTTCCTTCTCTTTTTCTACAAAGATATAAAAATGAAGCGATAAAACACAACACTGACGTATATTGTTATGGAGAGCAAGAACCCTACCCGCACATTCGAAGATCTATTCCGTATTCCCGGAATATGTCGTCGAAGGATATATCTTCGTTAGAATAATACACTTCGCATATCTTACGGTATTTTTTCAATGCCGAAATATACAAGCTCATCATACTCTTACCTTTTATTTTCCTAATGGCTTTAGTGATGACCTCTTCAGTAAATGCACTCATTAGGACATTATTGAAGAAGGTTCTAATATTGCAACCAAATCTTTCTTTAACCCTACCCCTGAATAGTCGATACAAGGTTATATTCTTCAACGTATTCAAACCATTATTCTTCAACCTTTTATTCAATGACTCAACAGCTTTATCAGAAAAACATGTACGATTCTTCCCTTCTCCATCTACGTATTCCGAAAACCAAGAATGAAGAGTTCCTGGATTTTTCATTATTCTGCCAATAAAAGAATCAATGATGCAAGTTCTAAGATCTCGTTTATGAGCATGGCAAGCCGCTATTTTCTCCTCCCTATTTAATGACATGTCAAGACAACGAAAAACACGGCAACTTTCATCTATGAAATATTCGGGGTGTTCTTTCTTAAATTCCTCACGATAAGCCTTGTATCCTACTTTTATAAGGTGAGATATCTCAGAATTTATATAAAACCTAACACACCTGCTCTCAGTCTCCTGAACCTTTATACTATATGGAACCGATCGACGACCGTATATAAGATAATCGTACACCATAGCCTCCACAAAATCAGCATACGGGAAATAACGACCAAATCCGTAGTTCCAAACAATAAAACAACGCACTCGATCTTTCCAGTAGTCGGTGATAACAAAATTACTACTATGTCTTAAATTGGACTTCTTTTTGAAGAAATGACGTGTTTTAACATCATAATTAAGATTAAAATAACTTAAATTTCCTAAACATTGACCTTCCGGTCTACGCACTACATTATAGCTAAATCTGTTATACTCATTGCGTATAACCTCTAAAGGTGAGACCGACTCTTTCTTAAGAAGTCTGTCGTGAAGCTTGCGCCCGTCTGATATTTGAAGTATATTCGCCATATATTTGGTTTTTTATTTTGGAGCAAATGTAACAAAATTGTTTATTGGCTCCAAATTTTACTAAAAGCTTTTAGCCTGTCCCTGGTTTGCGAAAATAAGGGACAGGTCTTTTTTGTACCCAATTGCATTACGGCAAAAACGGTACCGAATAGCGATCATCATGTAATATGCTGAGCATCAGGGTGGACCAAGTTATCTTGAATAAAAAACAGTCCCGATTTTATCGTTCCCGCTTTTATTATTCATTCCCTGAATTATTATTCATCTTGTTTTAATTGATTATCAGTTATTCATATTATTTTAACTTTTAGGACCTTATTCTTTACTCCTCATAATATGGAGTGACTGAAACCGAATCGACCGAAGGGAGTGAGGTGAAGGAGCGTATTGCCCTATATGTTGTTTGGCTTATTGTTTAATCCTTTAAGTGAACGAATATCGTGACCGTAGGGAGCGATATGAGAGAACATATCAATATTAATTTAATATTTAGCGAATTGATGCCGAATTGAGCGAAGCGAGTGAGGCAACTATGAGCTTTTTCTTAAGACCATGAAGTAGCCAGTGGATAAGCGGGCAGGGCAGGTAGGCGAGGCTGTAGTGTGTCATAGAGCAGGACAGCCCAGGCGGCAGAGCAGGCTCCTTCAGACCGCAGCACGAGGCAGGCCGGGTAGGTTGCGGGGTAGGGATTGCCGTTGTAGGATAGGACTTCAGGATAGGCACAAGACAGGCTTTGTCCGTCTTACCCAAGTGGCTTCTTACCATATCCTATAAAATACACCCATACTCAAACAAGGAGAAAAACCATCTTTAGACAATCCGTATCCGGCGGTGATTCCTAATCCCCACCGTCTACTTTTTTCGTATATTATTTCTCTTTTGTGGTAGATTGTCATCGTATCTAAATTTGGTCGGTACCCACTTATTACCGCTCTATAATCATCCGTCTGATATGTTTTTCTCTGTATTGGTATATTGATATAAACAGTGTCTTTTATCGTATCTTTTTTAACTATAGCATCCATAGGGAAAGGTATTTCTACCTCCCCTACGTCAACTATATACTGAGGAACAGGAATAGGTTGGATAATGGTATCTACTACCGTATCTATTTCTATATCGTGTATTATTTCTTGTTTCTTGCATGTTTTACCAAACAAGAAAGATATAAAACACAGTAGAAGAACTCCTAACACATGACTGACTCTCATTTTTTGCAAACACATCTTTTACCCTCCTTATCTTCGTCTAAGAGTTCTTGTATTTCACCGTTGTTAATACCTTCTTTAAGCTCTTCTCCGAATGGAACTTTCTGCCACCAACTTACTTTGCTAAAGAAATACTTAACACCTTTTACTATCATCAAATCAGGTGCAAGGTCGCCGAGGCGTTTGAATGCCATTCCACCGTATAATATTAAGGCGAATATCGTAATCCACTGAAGAAGCATATCTATAAACTCTGGGGATTTATGCCCTCCCATAGACATAATAAGATCCATTCCGGATATGGTAAACAGCCCGAAAGAGCAGGCCGCAAACTCAAGAAGAATTTTCAAAACTCCCATTTCGCTTATGCATGTCAATATCTTAAAAGGCCTTTTTCTCTTTCTTCGGATATAGCAATGTTTGATACTTTTTATAGTAGCCAACAAAAGATTTATAGCTAATATAAACAATATAGAATATATAAGGTGGTGAATCTCCTGGAAATTCATCCACAACGCTGATAATCCGGAAATGAGAAAAGCCCAGAAACTTTCTAAATTCATCCTTCCTACAAAACGATAAGCCATATTAGAACATAGTTACTTTCTTGATACTTCCAAGAGAGTCATATACGTCAATATGGACCCAATTGGTACCTGATTCTAATCTAATGGGACAAGGAAGTAAATCCTGCAACTGAATTATTTTATTCCTTGTCTCTTCTGCCGTCATACCCTTGGCATCGAAATCGATGGCTGCCCCAAGCATATGAGGACTGATATACAACGACCCTGATACGGTTTTAGATTTTACTATATCCGAGATATTGTTCCTAAACCCACGCTCATCAAACCTTCCACCCGACTTCCAAGTATTAACCGTCATCGGAGTTTTCAAAATGTCTTTCCTTAAAACCAGTATCGTGTGAAGCAACTCAGTTCTTAAATACCTCCAGCAAAGATCTTTGTCTCTACCGTATTCTTTAGGACCAACTAATTCAACAATACTAAAATACTGACTCAATTCTTTTATAATATCACTTCTTTCCATAACTTAACCTTTTTCACAAAGATAATCAGAACCTTACCGATATGAAAAACAAGTAGAGTATGGATTAAAGAAAAACCCCTGCATAAATAAATATACAGGGGTTATCCATAACATTAACAACAAATCACGACCTAAACAACCCTTACATATCCTGCTGATACAAGATCAGAAAGGTTCTCGTAAGCCAAAGGGATGCCTGAATCTCTTATGCAAAGATACTTAATTTCTTTGTCAATGTAATACTTTCCATTCTCTAAAATAGAATTATATACCCAAGGAATAGGATCGTCTATCGTACCTAAATGCTTTTCCTGAACAACCATATACAGGCTTTCAGTTCCACCTCCCTGACCAGGGACCCAGTCGGCTTGGAGATTGTGATTTTGCCTTACTTCAAACAGAGTCCAATCCAAATCCGAAGGTTTGTTTTTGCTACGGAAACGCTGCCCTTTTACAACAGCCGTGCCCATAGGAAGACCTTTGTCGCCGTAAACTCCATCCTTGTCCCAGATAGGGTACAATCCCTTTATCTTAAGAGCAAGATTCTGGTCGGTATTTTCCAGCATAGCCGGCGTGTTGATCATCGCCCTCATATACATAGCTGTAGCCTTCTCTGGATCATTGGCTTCAAGGATCTTATTTTTTTCTATGATCTGATCCTTTGTCCTTACCAACTTCTCAGGATAACCTTCATTCACTTTCATAGACTCAACTTCACTCCTGTCGGTTTTAGAAGTTATTTCCTTTTCTATGGCAGCAGTACGATCGTTGCACTCAGATTCATATACATGCATTTCATTCATTGCCGTATTAGCAATATCAAGCTCGTATTCTGAATCTGCTACGGATACGGTGTATATCCCGCTTCCTTTTGCTACGTCAATATCGTTTTTAACCTTCTGTCTCATGCTGCTATTATACCATATCTGTTTACCATCCAAACTATAAGAACGAACGGCATCAGAATAAGCATATTCCCTGGCCTCAGAAACTTTCTTGTCCTTAGCCTTGGCAAGCAACTCCTCTTCAGTTGGTCCAGGAGGCTCCGGGTCAAGCTGCATAGCAATAACTTCTTTCACACTCGCATCAGGATTGTTTTGATGGAATTTTTCTTGATCGGAATCAAGTTGAACCCATTTCCCATCTAAGAAATCTTGGTAAGAATACCCTACTTCGTAAGAAGAGGAATCCAACTCGTATCCTTCCCAGTAAAAACCTTTTACGTTTTTATTTACATAAAGCATACTCTATCCTTTCTATTAAGCTTGTTCACCTACTCTGATAACCAACTTATCATTGATATACCAGATACTTAATTCTATAAAACTGTTTTTAGGTACTATTACGCTATCGCCTGACATGCTCTGGAACTGGCCAGAAGTAGGAAGCGGCTGCGTGATGTCTGTGCCGGTGGTGTTGTTGACCCGCACCTGCCATTCCCTCCCAACATCCTCGGCAGATACGGTCATAGACAGACTCGTAGCAGAAGCTACGTTGGCTATGATATTATGAGTGTCTTTAGGAAGATTAGCCAATGTCGTAACAACCCTGGGAGCCTTAGACATAAACCTCAGATAAGACATCATGGTATTAGACAACGTAACCATATTGCTCAATGCCTTATAATTCTTATCTTGAGTAACAGTATATGTTCCTACATGAATCTCTATATCAGATTCAGATACGCCTTCTCCAGTATTGGTATCTGAAAATGAAACAAATACAATCTTTAATTCAAAAGCACCTTCAAAATCCCTACCTTCTAAAAAATAATCCAAAGAATAGTAATTGCCAGCTAACTTTCCTAACGTAATTTTATTATTGTAAGCATCCAGGACCTTCCCAAACGAAGCTTCATCAAGTGTTCCTGAATTACCTGAAAACATAGATAGATCAAGATAATTCGAATCTACTCCTGTACTTACCATACCAAGCGATTCAAGCACCTTAGTTCCACCTTCTTCAGTAACCAAAATATATTCGTTATACACGTTTTTGGTTTCTGTAGATGCCACATCATCTTTTACAAGATA